AAAGTTGTAACCGCTATACACGATGAGCCTCTTTGGTTATGTAAACAGTTTATAGATAAAAGCTAATAAATTCTAATACCTGTTCCTCTTCCTGAGTTCATGTGTAATGGATTGAACTCCTTCCATATTAGATAACCTAAAGAATCTGCCATGTGATCCAGATTCATCGTCTTATCAGGAGTGCCGTCTTCTGCATACGCTTGAAGCTCTAAAGACTCAATTGTTTTCTTACAACGTGGATGGATATGCAATCTTATTTCTTCTTTCCCATTAAGCAACATTGCCTGAACTGCTGCAACTCTATCTCTGACGTAAGGATTGCTTGCACCTGACAAATTGACAATTTTTCTTTGCTGCAATATTTGGATGTCGGTTTTAGCAGCATTTGTTGATCTGTTTCCACCTGAAGCATCTGGATAGGCGTAAATCGTACTGTGTGGAAATTTTTCTCGCAATTGGTCAGCCATTGAGTCTGTGTCATGTGCTCCACCTATTTCATCGAAAATGTATAAATGTCCTTTGCTGATTACTCCTATTGCTGCGTTGCAATTAGCAACGTTAAAGTCACAACCAACTCGAATAATTTCTTCAGAGTGGTCAGGCATGTCTTCAGTTACATGTTTTGCTCTATCAAAACGGTCATAGACTGCACCCGTCTGAAGATTACAAAACTCGCCCTCGGTGTAGGCTTTAACTAAAGAAGCTGGATAATTTTCAAGTAATGCTTGTAGGAAGTCATCAGGAAGATAAGGATTATCAGCGGTGCGAGCTTTGTAGAGTGCTCGGTCTTCCTTGTGACCTTCTCGGACAAATAAATTATAGAACGTACCGAAACCTTCGGGAGTAGAAAAAAGACCTAATTGTCTTCTATTTCCTGCTCTTAATCTACCTAAGAATTTTTCAATAGCTCTTTGGCCTATATCTGCTTTGGTGGTGTCTAACTCGTCTGAGCCAATAAAACTGAGGTTAACTCCAATAATCCTTTGCCAAGATTCCATTGAACGACAAAGAACCGTAACATCTCCACTAGGTAGATTTAATTTGTATTCAGGTAAAGGAGAGGCTCTATATTCATAACTGATTTCATTTGTTTCCCAAAATTCTTCAAGAGAACGCTGCAAAACATCACGAACCAAAGCCCCAGTAGGAGCGAAAACAGCCCCAACCGTACCGGGGTTATCAAGAGAACATAAAGTAGTCCACGCTGCAAGCGTTCTTGTTTTTCCTGCTCCATAACCTGCACAGAAACCAACAATTCTATGTTCTAAGTCCTCACAAATTTTTTGCTGATAATTTAATAAACCGTCAAAGATACGCTGACGAATTAAATCTGTTTGTTGTATTCGTTTTTCTGGCGAAACTTCAAACGCAGTAAAACCTTGAGGATGTAAAACGTGACCTGTTGGTAATTCTTCGAGAATATTCAAGAGCAAAGAGAAGCTAATTTAGCTGCTGTATTAATTGCCCCAAGTGCAATGTGATATTGCCCCGCCCTTCTGGCTTCCATCTGCAAGGTGCTGCATTGGCTTAATAAATCTGCCACCATCTGAGGCCGTTCTATGTCCCAATCGGCCTTCAGTTGCTCCCTAGCTATCTGTAAATACTTATCTACGGCTCTTTCTCCAACCCCCCAGTTCTCGGACGCAAAACGAACACAGTCCGATCTTCTGCCACCATTAGCAATAATCCGAGCAAACTTTTGTGCTCGAACTACGGTTTCAGCTTGGGTTCCTTTTGTTGCCATTAATTAGATATTACATGTTTTGCTTTATTGCCAGTAAAATCCTCCCACCTTTTGACGATGACATCGCAATATTTAGGATCTAACTCCATAAGTCTTGCTTTTCTGTTTAATCTTTCTGCTGCAATAACAGTTGTACCTGAACCTCCAAAAAGATCTAAAACAATTTCTCCAAAGGACGAGGCATGAGTTAAAGCATTTTCAACAATCTCAACAGGTTTCATGGTTGGGTGCAATTTACTTTTAAAAGGTCTTTTAAAATCCCAAACATTAGTAAGAGTTCTATCTTCAATAAAATTTTCACCTGAATCGACCCAACCAAACCAGCAAGGCTCATATTTGTTTTGATATTTACCTCGGCCTAATGTAAACACATGCTTGTTCCAGACAATTGTGGTTGAGCAATGCAAAGCCTTATCAAGTTCACTAAACATGATCCGACCATCTGGGCCGGGAGGGCCAAAGACATAAACACATCCATTGCATGACATTTTTATTGAAGAAACAAAACCGTGACAAAAATCTTTGAAATCTTTTGAAGTCATATTGTCATTTTCTATGCTTCTAACTTTAAATTTTGGATGTTTGATGTTCCCATAATCTATGTTGTAAGGAGGATCAGTAAAAACCATATCAGCCTTGTTGCCATCCATTAGTTTTTCAACGTGCTGAATATTTGTAGAGTCACCACATAGAAGACGATGGTTTCCAAGAATATATAAATCACCTTCTTTTGTTATGGGTTCCTCTGGTACTTCAGGAGCATCATCAGGATCAGTTAAGCCTTCAATTTTTTCTGGTTCTCCTATTAGTTCGGCAAGATCACCTTCATTAAACCAAGGATTTAAATCTTGTTCTTCTGAAAGCTGTTTAAGCATTTCAGCATCCCACTCGGACAAGTCTGATGTTCTGTTGTCCGCAAGAGCCAAACCAACTTTATCTTCCTCTGTTAATCCAGTTCTTTTTACAGCAATAATTTCTTTGCCATCTGTTTCTATTACTCGAAGGTTTTTTATTCCTGCTGCTTTTGCTCCTTCTATGGTTCCATTACCAGCAAGGATCCTGTTTTCTTCATCTATAACTATTGAACGAGCCGCACCAAACTTTTCTAATGATTCTTTGATTAAGGAAGAAGAACGGTTTGTCCTTTTACGAGCATTTTTATGATCGCTTTTTAGATCTTGTATTGAAGTCAAAACGTAACAGTAATTAGATCAAGTGTAGTAGGTGATTGACTTAGGTCAATAATCTTATTAAGATTAAGAAGTCAACCACACAGGGCTTAATTCATGGGCAAATTCGCTGACGCACTGCAAGGAATTGTGGAAACAATGAAAGCAGGAGACGAAGTTTTCCAACTTAATATCAAAGAAGTTGAAGAATCAGTTAAAGCAATTGCAGAATCAGAAAAGAAATTAATCAAAGATTGATTAGCAAGCCCTTCGGGGCTTTTTATTTTTCCTACATCCACCCCACCCCCCTACAAAAAAATGGAACCACACGAAACTATTCTTTTTTTAAGAGATAAATTGAACGAAGAACAAAAAGAGGCTATTTGGGATTCAATTAGCAACAAAAAAACATGGATGGAGATAACAAACTTAAGCGATAAAGAAAAAGCTGAACTTATTCTTGATACTTGGAACCAAATCAAACAAAAGGAGGTTAAAACAAATGCCTAAAGAAATCAGAATGATCAAAGGCAAATTGTATAAAGAAGAATCTGCTGGAAATTGGGAACCAATGGAAACAACCGCAGTTAATGACGCTGGTGTTGCTTATAGAGCAATTCAAAGATTGCTTTTATCAATCAATGATATTGAAATTAAAAAGGCTGGATTAACTCGATCAGAATTAAATCCTTTAGTTGAAGCACTTGATACGCTTCAGGCAATAAAGAATGTTGAACAGAAAGCTTTAGAGGAAGAGCTAAAGCCGAAAGGATGGCTGGAAGCTGCAAATGCAGATGGAGCATTGTTTGATGAATATTACGAATCCCCTAGATCACGAGAAATCAACAAAAGCAAAAATAATAATGTTATTGACATTAATAAATAATCTTATTAAGATTAGAAAGCCATCAACCACAAGGCTATGAGACTTTTACTTTTCGCTTCCTTCGGAGCAATCCTTTTCTGGGGTGTCAATTCATCCCTTTCAGACATGACTCGCCACGATTGCGAGGTCAACAAAATCCAACTTGCTTGTGAATCCCTAAAATGAAATTAACCCAAACTGAACTGCAAAGGCTTCTAGAACTTGTTTTGGATGCCAATATGCACAATCAATCCTTAGACCTGCACGAAACACTTTTAAGCAAGTTAAGCGTTGAGTTTGCAAAAAGAACAATAGAAAAAGATCCTATTGTTGAAACAATGGAACCAACCTACAAAGTTGGTGATTTTCATTTCACTTCTTCAACAGCTCAAACAGCTAAAAAATTAAAAGTAACAGAATCAGATCTAAGAGTTTTACGGAACACAAACGAAATGCGTGGCGGTCTAAGAAAAGATTTCCACTACACAACAGGTAAGCAACCAAGACCTAATGCAGTTTGGTATGACCTCAACCGCACTTGCCTTGTACTGCATGAAGTGGATTATAAAACTTTCTCTCAGCCCGGATTTGACATTCAAGCAAATACAGAAAGAAAAATCGAAAGAGCATTTGAAAGAGCGAGAAAGGGGATGAAAAAATAATGTCAGGCAGAGCCTTTAAAAAAATTGGCAAGAACTCTATTTTCTTTGCCGATTCTGCACACAAGAAAACAAGTGATGTTGATAA